GCAGCACTCAAACCGATTATCAGATGTCAAGGATTGGTCGAATGGAATATTTAAATATTCCTAATAAAACAACGGAAGCAAGACCTACAGAGTTTTTTGTTGACAGACAAGCTACTCCTGTTCTTAAACTTTGGCCAACCCCTGAAAACTCTACTGATGTTTTTGTAAGCTATAGGATTCAACGTATTGATGATGTTTCGGCTTCTGCCCAAGATCAAGAAGTACCTAGTCGGTTTATACCTGCTATGGTTTCTGGATTAGCGTATTATTTAGCACTCAAAAAGAACCCTGAACGAGTTGCTATGCTTTTACCCATATACGAACAAGATTTAAGAAGAGCACAAGACGAGGACAGAGGCAGGGCTAGTCTTCATCTAGTGCCGAAGGCTACTTACTAATGGCTTACGCCAAAGGAACGCACTCTTTAGCAATTTGCGACCGATGTGGTTGGTCGTATCCTTACCTTTCTATGAAAGTAGAATGGAATAATTTAAAGGTTTGCCCTGAATGTTATGAACCAAGACAGCCACAAGACACACCAGCAAGGATTTCTTCTGACCCAGAAACTTTATATCAACCTAGACCAGAAGTTCCTTTACCTCAGGCGCAGTTAGGTGTAGTTACCGCAGGTGCTGCTTCTCCTATGACAGACACTACTGCAGATACAATAGGAACATATTTTACAGGACTTGAGGCTACCTCAGGTCTCGGAACATTAACGGTGACAACATGAGTTTTACATATTCAGGTTTAAAAACAGCTATCCAAAACTATATGGATAACGACGAAACAACTTTTACAAATACTTTAGACACCTTTATTAAACTGTCTGAAGAAAAAATATTAAAAATAGTACAGTTAGACGAATTTAGAAAAAACGTCACAGGCACAGCAAGTTCAGGAAATACTTACTTATCTAAGCCGAGCGATTATTTAGACCCTTTGAGTCTGGCAGTTATAGACTCAGATAGCAATTATAACTATTTAAATTTAAAACAAGTTACTTGGATTAGGGACTATACTCCAGCTACAGCAACGACAGGGTTGCCTAAATACTATGCTTCGTTTGACGAAGATACGTTTATCCTGGCACCAGCACCTAATGGAAACCTAACCTTTGAACTCCATTATGTGTATAGACCTGCTTCGCTTACAGCAGCAGGAGATAGCGGAACAACTTGGCTCTCTACAAATGCTCCCGATGCAATGCTGTATGGTTCTTTAGTAGAAGCCTCTATTTTTATGAAACAAGACCCGAACGATTTACAATATTTTGAAACACGTTTTCAAGATGCGATATTGAAACTTAAAAACTTTAACGAAGGGTTAGGAACTAGAGATCAATATCGTTATGACAAACTGAGACCGCAACCACAATGATTAAAGAGCTAAAAGGTAAAAACATAGCTATCGTCTCGATGGGTAGGAGTCAATTAGATTACCATATGTCTATTAGCCACAGTAAAGAATACGATGAAGTTTGGGCTATTAATTCTATGTGTGCTGTGATTAAGTGTGATCGAGTTTTTATGATGGATCCTGCTTCAAGGTTTTTTGACACATTTGATGCTGGTCCACAAACTCAAGTAATGAGAAGAACGCTACCAAGATTAGACGTTCCAATCTACTCTTGTGAAAAAGACAATAGGGTTCCAGCGATAGAGCTTTATCCGCTAGAAAAAATTATCAATGAAATGGGTTGTAGTTATTTTAATAACACCATCTCTTATGCTATAGCTTTTGCTGCATACAACGAGGTCGGTACGATTAATATGTACGGAGCAGACTTTAGTTATGGCAACAATGTACATTTTGGCGAGATGGGGAGAGGTTGTTGTGAATTTTGGTTATCAAAGTGTATGAGTCGAGGCATAGATATATCGATAGCAGCAACCTCTTCTATGTTAGACACAAATGTTCCTGTAGAGGAAAAATTATATGGATATCATAGGTTAGAAAATCCTCCTGTTGTTTATACGGAAAATGGAGAACTAAAAATTACTAATTCTTCAGAAGTAGAAGAGGAAAAAGTTATAAAAGGATTTTCAGGAAGAACAGAACAAATCACTTTAGGTCCACCAGAACCAGAGGTATATTAAATGAAAACAGATTCGTTTACACTTTCTATAGGAAACTTAGGTGTAAAGACAACACATGGTAGAGGTCATACAGTAGAAGAAGTTGCTGAGATGGCTACTGATAAATTGGTTTCGGTGAGCGACACAGCACCAGAACCGATCAAAGCGCAAGCCCATGCCTTCAGAAACTCGTGTCAAAACATTATTGCTTTTTACATGCGTGAAGCGATTAAAAATCACATGTGTACAATAGGCAATCAATTAGAAGCGCAAGGTAATAAAGACCTTGCTGAAATTATTAGGAGGCTATAATGGCTATAACACAAGCGATGTGTACTTCTTTTAAAAAAGAACTTATGGAAGGAACGCATAACTTCAAAGCGAGTGGAGGAAACTCTTTTAAACTTGCTTTGTACACTAGCTCTGCGACTATGAGTGCTGCTACTACAGCTTATAGCACAGGGCAAGAAGCATCTGGAACAAACTACACTGCAGGTGGTGCAGCTTTAACAAACGTCAATCCTACAACATCAGGAACAACTGCGTATACTGATTTTGCTGATTTGACTTTTGGAACAGCTACTATCACTGCGAGAGGCTGTATGATTTATAACGATACAGCTACTGGCGACCCAGCAGTTGCAGTTTTTGATTTCGGTGGAGACAAAACTAGCACAGCAGGTAGTTTTACAATATCTTTCCCAACTGCAGACGCAAGTAACGCTGTTATTAGAATAGCGTAACCAATCATGTCTGGTTGGGGTCGATCCACATGGGGTACTGGTCCGTGGGGTGAACCTGCAATCGTTAATGTTACAGTTAATGTAACAGGTGTTGCGGGAACTACTGCCTTAGGAACAGAGACCGTTAGTTGTGATGCCAATGTCGCAGAGACAGGTGTTGCAGCTACAGGTGGCGTCGGCAGTCTAACTGTAACAGGTGTTGCAAATGTTACAGAGACAGGCGTAGCTGGAACAAGTGCACTAGGATCATTAAGTGTATCCGCTGATGCGAATGTAAGCGAAACAGGAGTAGCTGGTACAGGAGCAGTAAATAGTTTAACTGTCACAGGTGTAGCTAATCTTTCTGTAACAGGAGTTGCTGGTACTAGTGCTTTAGGCACGGAATCAGTTAGCGGTGATGCGAATGTCAGCGAAACAGGAGTAGCTGGTACTGGTGCTGTCGGCACAGTTGTTGCAAATGGTGTAGCGATTGTAGGTGTTAGCGGTGCTGCTTCAACAATATCGCAAGGCGATGAAACAGTTACTTGTGACGCAAATGTTTATCCTACAGGATTGGCTGCAACAAGTGCATTAGGCACAATCAGCACTGTTAGCAATAATGTTATTTCTGTTACGCAAAGTGCTAGTACAGGACAAATTGGCGACCTTACTCCTCAAGCAAGTGCAGGGATTTCGCTTACAGGAGTTAGCGCAACAGGGCAAATTAGTCAATTAACTGTTTGGGGAATAGTTGATGATTCTCAAGATCCAAGTTGGTCTGCGGTAAGTGATTCGCAGACTCCAGGTTGGTCGAGTATAGATGATTCGCAAAGCCCAGACTGGAAAGAAGTAGCGTAATGAGTAATCTTCGTATAATATATGAAACAATAAGAGGAATCGAATATGGCAACATATGTAAATGATTTAAGACTTAAAGAGATCGCCACAGGCGATGAGTCGGGTACTTGGGGAACCAGTACCAATACAAATTTAGAATTAATTGGAGAAGCGTTTGGTAGTGGTTCTGAAGCACTATCTGATGCTTCAACCGCAACGATTACGATGGCAGATGGTACATCTGATGCAGCTAGAGCAATGGCTCTTACTCTTACAGGTTCTTTATCGCAAGCTTGCACAGTTACTTTGGCACCAAACACAGTAAACAAGTGTTGGATTATTCAAAACAGCGCAGGTGATACAGTAACCATATCTCAAGGCACAGGCGCAAATGTCGTGATTCCGAATGGCGGAATCAAGATGGTTGTCACCGATGGTGCTGGAGCAGGTGCTGCTGTAACCGATGTACTGGATATGACAGGCGGTACAGGCAATGTCGGACTAGGTTCTGGCTCACTCGGTACAGCAATTACGACAGGAACAAATAATGTTGCGGTAGGTGAAGCTGCTCTTGATGCAGTCACAACTGGCTCTAATAATGTAGGAATTGGTAAAGATGCAGGTGGAGCAATAACTACAGGCGCACATAACGTGGCTATAGGAAAGGATGCTGGAGATGCTATCACCACAGGTAATTACAATGTTGTAGTTGGTAAGGGTGCTTTATCAGCGAGCACAACAGCATCAAACAACACAGCACTTGGTTATAACACTTTAAAAGTAACCACCACAGGTGCCAGCAATGTCGCAGTCGGTGCTGGATCTATGGATGCTACAACCACTGGTGGCTCAAACACCGCAGTAGGCGCTGAATCATTAGGAGCCAATACTACTGGAGCCAACAACGCAGCGATTGGTTATGGAGCATTAGAAGCGAATACCACCGCAGCAAACAACACTGCCGTTGGTTCAGGAGCTTTAGCAACAAACACCACAGGTGACGAAAATGTTGCTGTTGGTACTATAGCTTTAGATGCCAATACGACTGGTGTTCACAATACAGCAGTTGGTTATAATGCATTAGGAGCAAACACCACAGCATCTAATAACACTGCTATGGGAATGAATGCTTTAGCAGTTAACACGACTGGAACTTCAAACGTAGCAGTAGGACAAGAAGCTTTAGGAGCCAACACAACAGCAAATGGTAACACTGCTGTAGGTCTTGTTGCTCTTACGTTAAACACTACTGGCGCAAACAATACAGGAATTGGAAAAGGGGCTTTATCTGCAAACACCACAGGAGAAAACAATACTGCTGTTGGTTATCACGCACTTGATTTAAACACCACAGCTTCAAACAATGTAGCTGCCTTCCCT